CCTGGCACTAACTATTATTTCGAGCCTGATGAAAGCGAGAAACAAGCCACTCACGAAGCGAAAGAAGCACAATGGACAAGGGAGGATGCAATAACCGAGGATGATTCGTGTTGGGAAAACGTAGTAACGGATCGCTGTTTGTGGCAGGCCGCTAAGGGAGTTGGCATCTAGAACTGAAGGGGGCAATGAGTGAACATACAAATAGTGATGGATCAGGGCATCGGCAACATGGTCAAGCTGACACCCGCAATCAGGGGTATCACAAAACGGCTTCCCGATGCCAAGATTACAGTTTTATGCAAGCCGCCAGCCGACCAGGTCATTCGTGGCTGGTCGCTAGTTGATAAGGTACTCACCGAGCCTGACAACAGAGAATATGACCTGATCTATATGACGATCTGGTCTGATGAATATGCGCAGAAATATGGTACGCAGATAGTCGGCAATGGTAAAGATGTTCGGAAAGTTCCTCTGGCCTCATTCGAGATCAACGAAGCGTTTGCACACATGCCGATGGCGTGGGATTTTGGGTTTACTGGCGAACTGCCAAAGACTTATTGTCGGACAAAGAAAGTTCCCTTGCCGTGGATAGAGGCGCAAAAGGGCGTTATTGCATTATCCGATACTACAGCGGATGTGGAGGCATGGCAGCGCAAGAGGTGGAATGGGTATCCCGAACTAGCACTGGCTCTTAAAAACTTGGGATATTTCGTCCTACTGATAGGCGGACAGGCCGAGGCGGATCGCTTTGACCCTGACGACTGGCCTGAAGGCATATATAACCTACAGGGCAAATACACCATTCCAGAGCTTGCCTACATTCTGAAGCACTGCGATCTATTTATCGGGAACGATTCCGGCCCTGCGCATATTGCCGCCGCCATGGGAACCCGGACGATAGTATTGTTCGGTCCGACAAAGGTTAGAAAAAATAGGCCGTTGGGTAAGAATGTCAGTATCCTAACGGCAAATCTCCCTTGTAGTCCCTGCCAGTATACTCCAGCATGGGATAAATGCACCGACTGGAAATGTATGGATGCTATATCTGTATCTGATGTGATAGCTGAAATAGAGAATCCTTCACCACAGAGCGATGGCTGCTCTATATCCGCCTGCATGATTGTGAAGGACGAGGAAAAGAATCTGGGGAAGTGTTTAGATTCCATTCAGGATATAGTTGATGAAATTATTATTGTCGATACTGGCTCCAGCGACAGGACGGTAGAGATTGCAGAGAGCTATGAGAAAGCGCAAGTATATCATTTCCCCTGGACTGGCAGTTTCAGCGAAGCGCGTAACGAATCTATCAAATACGCGACAAAAGACTGGATACTGATTATAGATGCTGATGAATGGATAGAGGATAGCCAGCCTGATAAAATCAGGGCGGTATTGGCGCGAGTGGAAAAAGAGGGCATTCCCATAAATGCGATAATTGGCAACTCTATTAGTATGCTTCATGGCGGCACGTCTAAAATGCAGCGAGAGTACTTCTTCCGCAAGGGGATGATACATTATGAGAAGCGCGTGCATAACCAACCGATCTTCCCTGGCAACAACCTGCTAACAGATCTGGAGTTCCACCATAGCGGCTATGCACTGTCGCCAGAGGAGCAGGCAGCGAAGCGCAAGCGTACAGAACTGCTTTTATTGGAAGAACTCAAGGAACACCCTCTAGATGCTCATAGCACTATGAATCTTATCAGGGCATATAGGGGCCAAAGTCGCTGGGATGATATGATCAAGACCAGCAAGCAGTTCCATCACGGCATGGCAGATGCCGGCAATACAGTGCCTCCAGTAGTTGAACAGATGATATTGACAGACATTATGTGCGCCTATCAGGGGAAGGCGCAGGATTATGCCGTTCAGGTGAAAGCCTGTATGTCGGAAGGCAACCAGGAAGAAGCCGACAGGCTCGCTATTCTGGAGCAAGAAGCCTGGGAAGATGCGATCAAAGTCGGTGAAGACATTACAAGCCGCTATCCGCAAAACCTTGATTCAGCTTTCTACCTCGCCATGCTATATAGACGGCAGGGTGAGCATGAGAAAGCCATTAAGCATTTCAGTGGCTATATTAGCACGCGTCTTTCAGCCGAACTGGGACCGCGAAAAATAACCGTGATTGAGGATACCTGGGGTGCGCTGGCGCAAGCATGGAACAATATAGGCTTATGTGAATATGAGCGTCGCTATCTGACGAAAGCCATAATGTGTGTTTGGATAGCGACGGAGTTAGACCCGGAGAACAAACATTTTTATGATAATTTATCGTTTTTGTGGGGCACGGCGATTCGTGCTATGAATGAAGAGTCAGAGCGCGCAACCGAAGAGGAGGTCGAAGCTCTAAGCGCGCAGATCTAAGTATAGAACATTTGTAAGGGGGTGATAAGGAGAATATATTGTGGCACATGCAAGTGGACTAACTGGCAATGTTGCTGTTGCGGGTATGGGTACGCTCACGGCTGGTATGAGAGCCTGGACGCTGGATTATACTGCCGAGGCGCTGCAAACAACTGATTTTGCCGATCAGCCCTGGAGAACGTATACGCCAGGACTGAAAGGCTGGTCGGGTACATTTGATCTTATCTGGGATACGGGAAATGCTCTAATTCCCGGCGCAGCAGCGGGTACTATCACTCTCACAGCGAATACAGGAGATACATACGTTGGCCCCGTCCTGATTACCGGACAGAGTACCAGCGTTGCTGTCGACGGAGTCAATACACAGACATTCACCTTCCAGGGCAGCGGCGCACTCGTCATAACGCTATAAAAGGAGTGATTGAGGAATGGCACATCTTAGCGGGCACGTTGGTGATATACGGTGGCGGCCTGTGGTAAGTTCCCTGACCACGATCTCCTTTGCTGACAGCAACCCTGATGAGATACGCGATAGCGCAAACGGATTTGTAACAGCAGGATTTGAGTCTGGATATATTTATACCGTCTCTGGGAGTTCGATGAATGACGGGAACTACACTATAGATACGGTACAGGCAGGTACGCTTATTTGCGCAGCGGCTAATACATTGAGTGTGGAAGCCGCTGGACATACGGTAACAATTACATGCGCACTGCCTGGTGTGCAGTTAGCTGGCTTTTATAATTGGTCAATGGATTATACAGGTGAAGCGCTGCAAACAACTGATTTTGCCGATTCGGGCTGGAGAACATATATTCCCGGTCTCAAGAGTTTCACGGCAACATGTGAGAAATACTGGGATACTACAGGCAATGAGAATGCGTGGCCAGGAACGACTAAATTAGTACGGTTTTTCGAGCGGTACGATTCCGCTCCAGCGACAACCAACGCGTATTACTTCGAGGGGTCGGTGGTGATAACAGGGATTAGCCCGACGGCCGCAGTAGACGGAGGCCCTGTAACGCAGACAATGACCTTGCAAGGAACGGGATCGCTATCGCAGAATACCCGCTCCACTGCATGGCCGACTTCATAACCTAAACAAAGGGGGCTATAAATGGCAGATAACATTCAGGATAGTTCAATACGCAGCGTCACCATAACCATCAAGGGGAAGGAATACACCTTGAGGGAATTGGATTACGACTGTCTAGCGAGCTTTGAGACTTTCATCAGGTCGCAGCGGCTTAAAATCGTGTCAGAGGCGATGGCTGGCGCAGATTCCGAAGAGCGGAGCGCAGCCCGGATGGATGTGCTTCGGACGCCAATCGAAGGTTCAGAAATAGACAAAGAAATGATGACTTTTAACGGCGCTCGGTATATTATCTGGCTGGCCATGCAGGACAATCCCGGGGTTACACAGGCGGCTGTCAATAAACTTGTTGACCTCGATAACTTCTCGGAAATACTCGATGCAGTAACCGCTTTGGGGGTAAGTGAAGACAGCCCTCCCGCGCCGGCGGCGGAGGCAAGCCCTGGAGCGTAATGTTCGTCAAGGCTCTACTCTGCCGTTATTACGGTTGGACGTATGATGATTTCGAGAAGCTAACCCCGCGACTGGCGCGGAATTATCTGGCGCAAATACCGGATATTGAAAAGACGTTTAGCGGAGAAGGGAAGCAATCCACTCCGCAGACACAGTCCCCACCTACGCCAGATGAAATGGCGGCACTTGCCATCATACCACCAAGATAAGATAAGTATGCTTCTGCTTATTTGTCTTATCTAACGATAGATACAGAGACAGTTCTCCCTGCGCTTTCTCTGTATCTATCTTCCTTCAGAAATGGGGTAATTACTATCCTTTTAGCAGAAGCGTTTGTTGAGATAGAAGCAAAGCGCGGAAAATACGATGCTAGCATCAAGAAGCTCAAAGGCGATACGGAAAAATCTATTAGCGGGCTTGAGACAAAATGGGGAAAGCTCAGCAAGGCTATAGATAAGAATGCTGAATCTATTCGCAGTCTTGGCACACTGATGTCTGGATTTGGCATTGCGGCTACAGCGGCATTTGGGCTGGCAACCCGTACCGCTGCCGGCTTTCAGCAGTCGATGGCAAATACCCAATCTGTTATTGGTGCAACCTCATCAGAGCTGCAAAAACTCACAGGCTTCGCGAGGGAGATGGGAAAGACCTCTGTATTTAGCGCGAAACAAGCGGCGAATGCCATATACTACCTGGGAAGTGCAGGCTTCAAGACTAATCAGATTATGAAGTCTTTGCGGGGCACGATGCTACTTGCCGCTGCTACCCAATCCGATTTGGCATTTACCTCCGAGACGGTGGTCTCTACGCTGGCGGCATATAATCTGAAGGCGGAACAAGCTGACAGGATCAGCAACGTCTTTGCGGCAACTATTTCCGGTAGCCAGGCCACTATGGAGCGATTATCGGTGGCGATGGGCTATGTCGGACCCGTGGCGCGTAGTATCGGGATGGAACTTGAAGAAACTACCGCGATCATGGGGTCATTATTCAATGCAGGTATCGAGGCTTCTACCGCAGGAACGGCCTTGAGGCAGGCTATAGCTCACCTATTAGCGCCAACTGATAAGACGACTGAAGCTCTTACCCGTCTGGGCGTATCCATAAACAAAAGCGATGGCAGCTTGCGGAATTTCACCGATATAATCCGCGACCTGGAAACGTCGGGACTTTCAGCGGCAGATGCTATGGCTATATTCGGACTTAGAGCAGGTCCTGCTATGCTGGCTCTTACTAGCAAGGGCGCTGATGCTATTGCCGATCTCACTAAAGAAGTAACGGGGACGCAAAAAGCGGCAGAGATGGCTAAGATGCAAACGGAAACCTTTCAGGGTAAGCTCAAGCTGCTAAAGTCTGCTGTAGAAGAATTGCAAATCTCCATCGGGAATAAGCTGCTTCCAGTGCTGACGGATTATGCCGAAAAGATAACCACTGGCATAAACAGGATGTCCGAGTGGACAGAAAAGCATAAAACACTCACTGGCGTGCTTGTCAAGTTTGGGGCGGCTCTGGGTGGCATTATGCTGGGTGCTGGCGGGTTACTCATTCTAGTGCCGACAGTGACTAAGAGCGCGGCGGCTGTTAAGTTGCTGGCAGCGGCCTTTACTGCTATACCGGCACTTGGACCAATAGCCGCAGGACTTGTGGGTGTAGGCGCTGGCTTCACTGCATTAGCAGCGGGGATAAAGCTCTATGAAAGCGCCAAAGGACGGGGCATTAAAGATGTTTCTGGCGAGTTCAAGCGTAACGAAAGCAATATGAAGTTGCTCCGCCAGGGTATCGAAATAGAAGTCAAAAGGATCAAAGAACTCAACAAGAGCATCGAAACATACGGCACGCATCCAATGTGGGAAGAGGCGCTTGACAAATCCCAAAAGCGGCTCAAGGCATACCGTGATGAATTAGCAAGGCTGGGCGGGGATATATTCGGGATCAAAAAGCAAGCGGAGAAAGTTGCCAGCACTGTCGGAGAAGCCATCAAGCCCGATATGAGTATGGGCGCTGCCGATTTTCTGAATCTTAAAGAGCCGCTAAAACTTGAAATGCCGAAATTATCCCAGGATATGATCGATGCAATACTTCCTGAACCAACATCCTATCAACGGGGCATAACTACCAGCTTGGGAAAGATCATCATTGGCGATATATCCCAGGAGGCTCTGGCGGCAAATAAGAAATTATACGAGTTTGGCGAATCGGTAAAGGCTTATGCTGAATCTATCGGGGCCGATCTTAAGGCTATATTTGTGCCTACGAAGAAAGACGCTAACTATTACGAGCGACAAGCTAAGATAAGGGAAAAAGCACTTGAGGAAGGTCTATCAGTAACTGGTGATTTCAATTCCCGTATGGAAGCGCTAAAGCAAAAAGACTTCGATAGGACGAGGAAGGCAAGAGAAGAACTGACAGCAATTGAAAAAGCCGAACTTGATAAAGCAGAATCCTTCTTGAGGAAATTTTATAACTGGCGCGAGCGGAAATGCCAGTGGATGCTCAAGCGACTTACCGACGCCGAGAAGCAATACTACCGCGAGATAACCGGCGATCAAAAACGCTTCCGGGATATGACCTTCGCCGAGCTTGCCAAAGTGCGCGATATATGGAACCGCGCAGGCAATGAGATCGGGTCTGGATGGAAGGCTGCGTTAATAGATATACAGAATGATACCATCAACTGGAAGAACGAGGCGGAGACTACGCTGGGGATTATCGAAACCGCATTCCAGAACGCCGCAATCGACATTCTGAAAGACTGGACAAGTGATGATTTCAAGTTTAGCTGGAAGCGAATCTGGGAAGGCGTGGTAGACGAGGCTATAGGACAAATCGGGAGGTTGATAGGATCGGCGGCGTGGAGAGCTGCTATAGCGGGTCTTGATAAACTAATAGATCTACCTGACTGGATAAAGCCTGAATCCGCCTCTGGCGGCGGTCACCGGGCTACCGCTGACGACGACATATATGTTCCTATTGCAAAAGACAATATTGACGCGAAAGACACGGAGAGTCGGCCAGAAGAGAGAGAGGAAGAGGCAGGCCTTAGCAACCGGGAAAAGGGCTTTGGCAGTTTCGCCCTTCTTACTACAGTAGGCACGGCTATATATTTGGAAAGGCTCAACGCGGCGATAGATAAAAGAGTGGAAGATTTTGAAGCTACTTCCGACTTTAATAAACTATTGAGCGACCGAGTTGAGGCGGAACTGGTTAAGCAATTCGGAACGGGTATCGTCCCGCCGGGGGCGGCAACTGAATTATGGAATAAAGTCAGGGCGGAATTACTGGCCGAATCGGGCGCAATTACTCCACGGGTGCGAACAAAACTTCCCACAACCATGGGCAACATCCGCGCAGGCGTAACACCCGGATTTGAGATTAAACCCATGACCACCTGGGCGGACATCAAAACACGCCCGCCAGTTCTATCAAATACAGTCGTTCCGCCAGCGGGCTTCCAGACGATTTCTATGGCTCCGGGTCGCGCAGGTGCAGGCACGGGAACTAGCGGTCCGGTAACTCTAAACGTTACGGTAAACGCAGAATTTCCCAATGCAGACCTGCGGAGCGTAACGCAGGGGACGTGGGATCTGGTATTCAATGAGAAGCTGGTCAATTCGCTTGAGTCGGCTATACAGGCAAATCTCATACCGCGATTAGTGACAAGCTAAGGAGCAATCATGGCAGGTACACAAAAAATGAAGGTGGGAGCAACAACTGTTACTCTGTCAGGAATGACGGGGTATGCACGGCCTGATGATAATAACCGCATTATCAATACTGCGATGGATGGCACGCTCTATATCTCAGACTTTGGCGGAAAGGAGCGATATGATATTCCGTGTGCGCTATCCACCACTGACGGAAAGCAGGTCAATACCTGGTGGAGTGCCATGAATACCATTATATTCTTTTACGACTTTGACGCCTCGGCCTCCGCTAGTATAAATACGCGTATAATAAACCCCACACGCCCTATGGAAAAATGGTTCCCCACCGGATGGGATACCTCTACGTCCAAATATAAAGGTACGATAATCCTGAGGCAAGTCTGATGATAACAAAAAACACGGCAGGCGGGACGCTAAGTGCGGGATTTATCAGCAAACTGCAATCAACCGCGAATAATCCCCGGATACGCTTCGTGCATAATGGTACATCATACGACGAGTATGTGATAAGCGTTAGCCAGATACACCGGAACGGCACACTCAGCACGGGTACAACTATCGTCAAGTTATCCAATGCCGATCAATCCTGGAATAATTTCGTCGATACAGTAGCGACAGAACTCGGAAAGACAGCATCTGTGTCGCTTTATTTTGAAGGCGATACAGAATATATGCCGCTGGTTACAGGTATCGTCAACCGCGTAGTATATAATGATCCCAATATAACTATATATATTAGCGATAGATTTGCCACAATGCTGGAATTCCCTCTGGGAAGTGGACAATCTCCAAAAGATTATTACACAGCCGGCCCGTATAATACTGCTGATCTGATATGGGATATACTAACAACGATGGGCGGGCTTGACTCCACTGCTAGTTCTGCTAATACAGATATAGATTACGACAAATGGCTACTGCTTAAGAACGCACTCGCATCCAGTTCGGTAAAAGCGCGTTTTACCGGCCACTCCATTCAATCGGCGCTTAGATCAATAGCAGCGCAATATGATGCCGATATCTGGGTAGACAATGCAGGAAAATTCAATTTTATGATCTCTAATATGGTGCTAGTATTCAATACTATGTCAACATCGGATTTCATATCCCTGGATTTAGAAGTGACAAAAGAGGGTATGATAAATGACTATAGTGTATATTTCGATTTCGACATAGCAAATGACGCCTTCTTGTCCACGCCATATACGCTTGAAAATGCCAGCAGCATTGCCGCATACGGACGTAAAGCGGTTACAGTTGAAGATCGCACCTGCTGGCATACAACTAGTGAAAGCGCAAGACAAGCCGTATCATACGCGGGCAACTATGGCTTGCCGCGCAAATGGTTTATAGTGACAGCGCCATTTTATCATTTGCGTGCACAGATCGGCGATTATATCAGAATTACTGAAGCCCACAAGGGTATAAGCGCAGAAGCGGCACTCATTAAAGAAATTACTATAGACCTCAATAGAGGTATTACAATCATCAAGGCTGTAAACTAAAATGAGCAATGCACCCGGCAGAACGGTTGATATTTTAGGACATATTTTAGATCATGACATCCATCGCCGCGTTACCAGCACGTCTGTTACGGGGGCGTGCGGTTCTGTGGTATACATAAACGCTGATGGCGCGCTGGTAGCTGTGCCGCCTGTTGACGATGAGGGGTATTATGT